CGTCGTTTAGCCCAGGATATTCAGACCGCGCGCGAGCACAATCTGCGTGAAGTGGGCATGCGTCTGCTATCGCTTAAAGAGAGTGGACTTTCGCAGAAAGAGATTGCGCAAAGCGAAGGCTTATCGCAGGCCAAGGTAACGCGTGCATTGCAAGCGGCAAGCGTGCCGCTTGAGCTGGTAACGCTGTTCCCGAATCATTCAGAGCTGACCTATCCTGATTATAAATCGCTGCTGCAGGCGTATGAGAAGCTGCAGGAAACCGGACAAACGGTTGATGCCCTGATCGATACTATCGGTATGGATGTTGATACCGTATGCGCGCGCGATGGATTGGCCGAAGACGAAGTGAAGAATGGCATTCTGCGTTTAGTGCGTAACGGTAGCCAGACGCTGATTCAGTCACCGGCAAAAGATAAAACCGTGGCGACGCCATTATGGAGTTTCGCCGATAAAGACCGCTTTGCGCGTAAGAAAACGCGCGGACGCATGTTCAGCTACGAGTTTAATCGCCAGTCAAAAGAGTTGCAGGAAGAGCTGGATAAGGTGATTAACGAGACGCTCAATAAGTATCTTAATCAGTAATTGAAATGCCGCCTCCGGGCGGTTTTTTTATGCCCGCCAGGCGGGTCCTTCAATCCCCAGGGGATAGCCACATGCCTTTCGACTTCGACCCGGCCGCCCACGGCCTCACCCTCGACGAAACCCAAACCGCAGCGCTGAAGGCAGCGCTTGGCGGCGAGGTGCAGAAATTCCTAGACGACCAGGTCTCGGGCCTCAAGTCCAAAAACACCGAGCTGATCGGCTCCAACAAGGCCATCAAGACCGAGCTGGACAAGCTGAAAGGCCAGTTCGACGGTTTGGACATCGAAGCGGTCAAGGGCCTGCTGGCCAAAGCCGGCCAGGACGAAGAAACCAAGCTGATCGCCGAGGGCAAGCTGGACGAGGTCATCAGCCGCCGCACCGAGCGACTGCGCACCGACCTGGACAAGCAGGTAAAGGCCGCCAACGAGCGTGCTGATAAGGCCGAAGCCTTCGCCGCCAAGTACAGCGACAAGGTGCTGGCCGATTCCATCCGCGCTGCTGCCATCAAGGCCGGCGCGCTGCCCGAGGCTGCCGAGGACATCATCCTGCGCGCCCGCGGCACCTTCAAACTGAGCGAAGACGGCGAGCCCGTTGCCACTGACCGTGCCGGCGAAGTCGTGTACGGGAAAGACGGCAAGACCCCGCTGTCTCCCCTCGAATGGGCGGAATCGCTGCGCGAAACCGCTACCCACCTGTGGCCAAGGGCTCAGGGTGCCGGGCAGACCGGCGACAACGGTGGCAAGGCCACGAAGAAATGGGGCGAGTACACCGAGGCCGAGCGCGCTGCGATCGCCCGTGACAACCCCGACGCGTACAAAAAACTCCAAGCCACCCGAGGAACCTAACCCATGGCATCTACCCAACTGTCGGACATCTTCGTTGCCGACTACTACGGCACTCTGGAGCCGGTGAACTCCCCAGAGAAGACCGCCGTTTATGAGTCGGGCATCATCACCCGTTCCGCGACTCTGGACGGCATCGCCAAGAACGGCCAAGGCACTTCCGAGATCAGCTACTGGCAGGATCTCGACGCCGATGAGGCGCCGAACATCTCCAACGATGACCCTGATGACCTGGGGGCCGTCGGCAAGGCCGAGCAGGGCAGCATGCGTGCCCGCACCCTGTACCTCAACAAGGGCTATGGCGTATCCGACCTGACTGCTGAGCTGGCCAACTCCGAGCCGATGCAGCACATCCGCAACCGCTTCGGCACCTACTGGACCCGCCAATGGCAGCGCTACCTGATGGGGGCGGCCCGCGGCGTGATTGCGTCCAACATCGCCAACAACGGCGGGGACATGGTGAAAGATGCGGGCGCATCCATCAGCGCAAACGCCTTCCAAGACGCTGCCTTCACCGCTGGTGACGCCGCCGACATGTTCGCCGCGATCGGTGTGCACTCAGTCGTGATGAACCAGATGGTGAAGCAGGACATGATCGAGTACCTGCGCGACTCGCAGGGCAAGGTCATCCTGGCCACCTACCTTGGCAAGCCGGTGTTCATGGATGACGGCCTGATCTACGCCCCGGGTCAGTACCTGTCGCTGTTCTTCGGCCAAGGCGCCTTCGGCTATGGCGAGGGCGACCCGCACATGCCTGTCGAGATGCAGCGCAAGCCGGACGGCGGTAACGGTGGCGGTGCCGAGGTGCTGTGGGAGCGCAAGACCTACATCCTCCAGCCGGCCGGCTTCAGCTGGCAGGGCAGCGAGAACCGCAATCTGAGCCCGAGTGCCACCCAGTACGCAGCCGCGGCTAACTGGAAGCGCGTGTTCGACCGCAAACAGGTTCCGTTCGCCGCGGTCATCAGTGGCACCGCCACCCCTTGACCCCATGATGCAGGGCGCCGGCCTGGCGCCCTGCGCAGGAGATCAGCATGAAAGTCATCTACACCAACAACCCGGGCAGCGAGCGCGATACCTGCTATCGCCGTCTGGATCAGTTCTTCGGCGTGATCGACGGTGCTACCTCGGTATCCGTGCAGGGGAGTGCCCCGCACATCGGCGAGGCCTACCAGCGCCATGGCATCAGCGTGAGCGAGATGGAGGAAGGTCTGCGCCTGGATGGCCCTACCGTCGCTCAGTGGGTGGCAGAGGGTTACAAGGCGTCGACCTACCCACCGAACGGCTACGCCTCGGTTAGCAGTCAAGCGGAGATCGACAAGGCGATCGAGGAGGAGGGCGGCGGTGATCCCGAGACCGACCCTCACAAAATGAAGGTACCGGAGCTCAAGGAGTGGCTGACGGCCCAGGGCATTACCTTCGACCCAGCCCTCAACAAGCCCGAACTGCAGGCCCTGATCCCTTCGAAGGAATAAGCCATGACCGACTACATCACCGTCGATGATGTTGACCAGGCGCTCGGGCAGGGCTGGGCAGGCGACGGTGATGCGGTCCTCGCCGTCGCAATGGCCAACGCCTGGCTGACGGCCAAGATCAAGCGGACGGTGCCAGACCCGGTGCCGGACGCCATCGTGAATGCCGGCGCGCAAGTAGCCAAGTTGGCTGCGGCCGGCCAGCTCTACAAGGACACCCAGCGCGAGGTGCAGAGCAAGACCGTGTCAGCCCAGGCTGGCACCTCCACCAGCAAGACCTACGTTGCGGGGTCTGTCGATCGCTCGACCGGCGAGAACTTCGCTCTCGACCTCATCGCGCCTTGGGCCCGCCGTTCAGGCACCGTGATGCTCAAGAGGATCTGACCCATGGGCATGCGCGAAGAACTGCAGGCCGAGCTGGCGGAAGCGTTCGATGATCCAGACGGCCTTGCCGACGCGGTGAAGGCCGTTGCCGGAAGCCGCACAGTCAAGGGCGGATACGACCCTGAGAAAGGCGGAACTGTCCCGGCCTCGACCATCCATTACGCCGGGCGCGGCGTGTTCGGCAGCTACCTGGCAAAGGAAATCGATGGCACACGCATCCAGACCGAGGACGTGAAGCTGCTGGTCCTCCAGAACGAACTGTTCGAGGGGCAGGCAGGCGCTGTTACCGATGTGCCAGCGGTGCCCAAGATCGGCGACCAAGTCAGCGGCTACCGCGCACTTAACGTGTCCCAGGACCCGGCCCAAGCGACCTGGACCGTTCAGCTGAGGAAGTGATATGGCGCGCGGCTCACACATGGCCCAGCG